TAATCGCAGCTGAGCAAACCAACAGAATATGTTACGGAATGGAACTCGACCCGGTTTATGTTGATGTAATTTTAAGACGATACAAAAACCTATATCCAAATGCAGAAATAAAATGCTTAAACAGAAAGGTCAACTTAGAGAAGTTATGGGCGAAGGACGAAAAATAAAGAAAAATAATAGAGGGCGTAAACCAAAGCCGGTTAAAGATCGCATTGAGGAGAAACATTTCGATATGAGTGTGATTGAACAGCTCGCAGTTCATGGTTTAACTGATAAGGAATTAGCTGTTTTGTTAAAAGTTGATGAAAGGACAATCAACAGATGGAAGAAAGACCCCGAATTTTTGTCAGTCCTAAAAAACGGAAAATTAAAAGCCGATATTGAAGTTCAGAATGCGCTATTCAAAAGATCAATTGGATTCGAATATGAAGAAATTCATCAAGAAGGAACGAGCGATGGTCAAGGCGGGATAAAACCAAAATCAATGAAAAAAGTAAAAAAGTATTACCCCCCTGATACTGCAGCCGCTTTTATTTGGCTTAAAAATAGACGTGGTTGGAAGGACAAACAAGAACTCGATCATAAAACACCTATACCGATTAAATTTGTTGAAGATTTAGATGAATGAGAAAGTTGTCAGGCTTAAAAATATCGTTGGGAGTGGATATAAGAGATTTTGGGACACGAGGAAAAGATATAGGGTTGTCGTTGGTGGCCGAGGTTCAAAAAAAAGCACCACCGCAAGTCTTTGGTTCATTTACAACATGATGAAAATTGAATTGGCAAATACATTGGTACTTAGGAAGGTTTATAAAGACCACAAAGATTCTACTTTCGCTCAGTTAAAGTGGGCTATCAACAGGCTTGGAGTTGAGGATTATTGGCATAGCAGATTAAACCCATTAGAGCTTCACTATTTACCTACCGGACAAAAGATTCTTTTCCGTGGACTTGACGAACCGCAAAGTATCACTTCGATAACGGTTGAATACGGTTACTTGTGTTGGGTATGGTTTGAGGAGTTCTTCCAAATTAATAGTGAACAAGATTTCAATATGGTTGATATGTCTATCCGTGGTGAAATGCCAGAAGGACTATTTAAGCAAATAACCGGAACGCTTAACCCGTGGAATGAAAAACATTGGATTAAAAAAAGGTTTTTTGACGACACCCCAGATAATACTTTTACCGATGTAACAACCTACCATTGCAACGAATTTTTAGACGAAGACGACATCGCAATATTTGAGGAAATGAAAGTCCGCAACCCGCGAAGATACCGTGTTGAAGGACTTGGTGAGTGGGGAATTGCCGAAGGGCTTGTTTATGATAATTGGATTGAGCAAAGTTTTGATAAAGATGAATTGATAAAAGAGCGTCCGCATTTACTTGCAGATTTCGGTCTTGACTTTGGATACACCGCAGATCCTTCCGCTTTAATTTGCACGTTAATCGATAAGAAGAAAAAAGAACTTTTCATCTTTGACGAACACTATCAGCGCGGAATGAGAAATGAAGAAATTGCCGAGATGTTGAAATATAAAGGCTATGCAAAGGAAAGAATAATTGCAGATAGTGCTGAGCCAAAAAGCATCGATGAAATAAAGTACAACGGAATAAACCGAATAGCACCGGCTCAAAAAGGAAAGGACTCAATATTAAACGGCATTCAGTTTTTACAAGGATACAAAATTATAGTCCACCCAAAATGCACCAACACAATATTTGAGCTTAATAATTATGCTTGGGATACGAAAGAAGGACAAATTATAAATAAGCCGGTGGATGACTTCAATCACTTAATGGATGCTTTAAGGTATGCGGTTGAAAAGCATATAGTTTCACGCAAAATAACAGCAGGCAAATCAATTTTTTAAGAGGAATAAATTATGACTGGCGAACAAGTAAACAGATTGATTGAATTAAAAGGCGATGCGATAATGTCGCAAATCCTAAATGATATTATCAAATCTCACGAAGAAAAAGAGGGCAAAGAGTTAAAAGAAAACTGGAACAGGTATTGCGGTGATGTTCCGATAAAGTATCGAAAGAACTCAGACCCGTTGAAAATATCTGCAAATATGAAACTGCCTCATGATTATTACGGAGATATTGTTGACCAGATTCAAGGTTTTGTCTTTGGTGAGTCAATAACTATCACCCATGAGGATGATCCGGCAGAAAATATAATTTTAGATTTCAACACTGATAACGACTTCGACGCTCTTAAAACAGAGCTTTCAGAATATGTTCTTTCTTGCGGGAAGGGAGCGATACTAAGTTACATCGATAAAAGAGGCGATGCTAAAGTAATGAACTTAAAGCCATGGGAAGTAGTCATCATTTATTCCAATTCAACAGATGAGCCTCAATACGGTTTAATTTACTATCCTTATGAAATTTTTGATTATAACACGGGCAAAGTTACAAAAAGTGTCCGGGTTGAATTTTATGATGAAGAGAATGTTACTTATTATGTTAAAATGGGTGGTAAATATATCAAAGAAAAAGGAGAGGTCTTTGACCAAGGCCAAGTTGTAGAATTGCAGAACCCACAACCACATCAATTTGACAGAGTCCCGATAACTGAAATATTTGCCAACGCTAGAAAGCAAAGTGTTTTTGAAAAAGTGAAAGGATTAATTGAGGCTCAGGACATTGCTAAGTCCGATTGGTTAAATGAGATCGTTGAGTTTAAGCAGTCCTACTTAAAAGTTACAGGCGGTGTTATGGAGGAAGAGGAAAGAAAGAAAGCTAGAGGTACCAGAATAATAAACATACCCGATAGAGAATCTGATGCAGATTTTCTTACAAAAGAGCTTTCCCCCGAGTTTGTTGAAAACTTTTTGAAAATGAATGACGCCGATATTTATAAATTTTCTAAAACGTTGAATATGGGGGATGAGAAAACAGTTGGCGGCGGTGCTCAGTCTGGTGAATCAAGAAAATGGAGAATGCTTTCTTTAATCTTTTTGGGAATGGTAATTGAGGTTTTCTTCACCAAAGGATTGAGAAGGTTGTACAAAGTTGAAGCGAGCTACTGGAATAAGTTCTCAACAAAAGTAGACCCGCTTAAAATTAAATTTGAATTTACTCGTAAGTTGCCGTCCGATTTATTGTATGCGGCAGAAGTAATGGAAAAATTCTGGGGTAAGCTGCCGAAGGAAGTTATTTATAAACTCATGCCATTTATTGAAAACGTTCAAGAAATCTTAGAGCAATACGAAGCGGAATACGGGGTTGATCTTGATAACATTCCGGCTAATATTGACGACGGGAATACTCAATAATGTTCGAAAAGATCGATAAAAAATTATTACAGTCACTGAGCAATGAAGAGCTTTTGCTTTTAAAAGAGTATAGAGCTTCACTGCAAAGGATTAGATCAATACTTGCTGATTTATACGGGAAATATGGTGATAAAGTTACATTTGCTCAACTGCAGAAATATAACCGGCTTGCTAGTTACGAAGCTGAAATAATAGCTGAGATAAAAAGAATTAGTGGTGTTTCACTAAAACAAACAACCAAGTCAATTAAGGATTTATTTGCAGAAAGTTATTACCAAGCTGGTTTTGTTTTAGAGACTACAACTTTACTAAAAATGGGTTTTGCCGAATTAAACCCGGATGTAATTAATGCTGCGATCAATAATCCGCTTGACCGTGTAAAATGGCAATTCCGAAATAAAACTCACCATGAAAGAGCTATCCAGCAAATTAAATCCGAGCTAACTCAAGGGATAATCCAGAAAAAAGGATATGCGGGGACTGCTAGAGACATCAAGAACAGGTATGATAATCTTGCAAACAATGTTGTTCGCATTGTCAGAACCGAAGGTCACAGAGTACAGGTTGAAGGAAGAGTTAAAGGAATTGAGAAAGCCGAGGCCGCCGCCAAACGATTGAATATCAAGATTGTCCGTGTTATCAGCTCGGTTCAAGATTCGAGAACCCGCCCACAATCTCGTATGATGGATGGTCAGGAAGCCGGTGAAGATGGTTTGTTCACTTACCCAAACGGTGTAAGAGGATTACCGGGACAAACGGGAGTTCCCAAGTATGATATTAACGATCGTGAAACGGTTGTTGTAAAGCTGCCGGATTATGAAGAACAAAAAGATAGATTGCCCCTCGATTCTGCTTTAGCCGAATATAATTCCTACCAAGAATGGTTTAACGGAAGAATAAAATAAATTCTGCTTCACGAAGACCGAGAATGTCTTCTGCAAGGGAGTGGATAATAGAGCCGGATAGGTGAGTAACCGATTCCGGCCTTTTTTATTTCTCCTCGCATTTCGAGGATGACACGCCAATCCAAATAATTTACTTTTCTCACAAATAAATTTAATCCGAAACGAACGGAGAGGTCTTTTGGGAACTGTCCGG